GGTCTCCTTTTAAACTTAATTTTTCAAGATAGTCGCTATCTCCAAATAAATTCATCTTCAATACCTCGTTAGCTTATTTTTAATCTATTATACCTCTTTTCATACGTTTTTAGAGGTGCCCTTAAATAAATGCTATGGTGGATTTGGCTTGAGCCATGCTGCTAAGATGAAAATTTTAGAGAAAAAAGGAATTACAGTTTTTCCTTATATGGATGTGGAAACTGCTGATTTTGGAGAAAGTAAATATAAAAAGATTTTTGATCAAGAGCTTGAAGAAATTGGCCACTCGTATTATCCTTACGTTGCTTACTTTCAGAACGACCCTGGTCAAGACGAGATTGTTGTTGATGGGAGGGATATAAATCGCGCTGATTACAAGGATTTTGATTTCGAGGGCATTGAAAGGTTTGATAAAGAGCTAGTTGAAACCGTGAAGGAACTTGGAGATAAATCTGGTGGTGAATTTGCGTATCTTGAAGTAGTTGAAATTCCAGATGGTGCAAGCTTTGAAATCAGTGACTATGACGGTATTGAAACTGCGCATTTTGGGTTTCAAACAGGTAGCGTATAATGAAAACCTTAAACATTGATATTGAAACCAAAAGTGGCAACGAAATAAAATACGGTGTTCGCAAGTATGTTGATTCATTTGATTTTGAAATACTACTGTTTGCCTATTCTATCGATGGCGGAGAAGTTGAAGTGGTTGATTTCACAAAAGGGGTGGATGTTCCGCTTGAGGTCAACCTTGCATTAACTGATCCATCAGTGACTAAAATAGCTTTTAATGCCTCATTTGAACGGACCTGTATTTCTAGGGCTATGGGGGGAAGACCTTTACCAGCTGAACAGTGGCGTGACACAATGATTTGGGGCATGGAGCTGGGTCTTCCTGCAAGTTTGGAACAGATGGCCAAGTATTTGAATGTGCCACAACAAAAAGACACAGAAGGTAAGCGCCTGATTCGTAAGTACTGTATCCCTAAAAAAGATGGGTCATTTTGTGAGGAGTATGATTCAGATGACTGGCAACTGTTCAAGTCCTATGTCGCCCAAGATGTGCGCGCTGAGATGTCTATCGCTGAAGAGTTAGCGCCTTATCCGATTGCAGATAGTGAGTGGGCGCTGTGGGCGCTTGATCAAAATATTAATGATCGTGGTGTGGGCATAGACATGGATCTAGTCCGTGCAGCATTGTTACTTGATGAAGAAACATCTGCGGCAGCTAAAGAGCAGCTGAAAACCTTGACAGGACTAGATAATCCGAACAGTGTCATGCAGCTTAAAAAATGGTTGGGTGAACAAGGGTTACAAGTTCAGTCACTTGGTAAAGAGCAAGTGAGTGAAATATTGTCAGATGCTGAGACGCCTAAACTTGTCCGTGAAGCCTTGTTACTACGTCAAGCGACTAGCAACAGCAGTATCAAAAAGTATGACATGCTAAACAATGCAACCTGTCGTGATGATCGCATTCATGGCATCTTACAATTCTATGGGGCTACTCGAACGGGTCGCTGGGCTGGCAGATTGTTACAAGTGCAAAATCTGCCCCGTGGGAGCTTAAAGCCCCATGAACTGGCAACAGCCAGAGATTTTGTGAAATCTAATGATATGGAAGCCCTGGACATGATCTGGGGTGATGTGCCAGAAGTTTTGAAAAGCTTGATACGTTCGGCACTTATCCCTAGTGATGGTCATGAATTCATTGTGAGTGACTTCTCAGCGATTGAGGCACGAGTAATTGCTTGGCTTGCTGGTGAGACTTGGGTACTCGACACGTTCCGTGAGGGCCACGATATCTACAAGGCAACGGCTAACCAGATGTTTCATTTAGGTGGTGTTGATAAAGTAGATAAGGCCATGCGCCAACGTGGGAAAGTGGCAACACTTGCACTCGGTTATCAAGGTGGCACTGGTGCCTTACAAGCTATGGGTGCTTTAAAGATGGGTATCAAAGAAGATGAACTGCAAGGTCTTGTAAACGCTTGGCGTAAAGCTAATCCGAATATCGTCAAATTTTGGCGTAGGGTTGAAGCAGCTGCTAAACGTGCCCTAGAATTCGGTACAAAGGTTTCACTAAGAGGTACAGGTATTAGTTTCTATGTTCGGGACACATTCTTGATGATTGGTCTACCTAATGGACGTTCAATCGCCTATGCCAATGCAACGCTTGAAGATGGCCGTATCAGATACGAGGGTAAAAGTATGACAAGCTCAACTTTTCAAAAACTTGACACTTATGGCGGTAAGTTAGTCGAGAATATCGTACAGGCAACCGCCCGTGATGTACTAGCTGAGTCTATGCTTAGGCTTGAAAAACTTGGTTATAAAATAGTTGCCCACGTACATGATGAAGTGATTATTGATGTACCTAAAGGCATTACTAATATTGATGAAATCAATGAACAAATGGCAATTAATCCAGAATGGACTGAAGGTCTACCTCTGGCGGCTGCTGGGTTTAGATCAGATTTCTACATGAAAGACTGACGAAAGGAGAAAGATAGATGGATTTATCGCTATCTGTGGCAAGTAGTTCTAAAAGTAAAACTTGGAGAAATCAATCTATATCTTGGGATGATTTCAAGAAAAGACTTAAAGAACCTACGGTCACACAAGAAACAGTGACAGAGTACACCAAGATGACCACTTCCCAGAAAAGCGACGTAAAAGATGTCGGGGGCTTCGTGGCTGGTCACTTGGCACATGGTCAACGAAAAAAGGGGCATGTCGTTCAGCGGTCAATGATTACATTAGACGCTGATAGCCCAAGGCCTGATTTGTGGGAAGACTTTCTCATGATGTATGATTGTACGGCGTTACTATATAGTACGCACAGTCATAAGCCTGGAAAACCTCGGTATCGGATTATCATTCCATTAGCTAGACCGGTAACACCAGATGAATACGTACCAATTGCACTAAAAATTGCAGATAATCTGGGACTTGATAATTTTGATGATACAACTTACCAACCAGAACGGTTGATGTTTTGGGCAAGTCATTCACGAGATGCAGAATATATCTTTGAAACAAATGACGCGGAATTTCTAGACCCTGATGGTGTCTTAGCTGAATATCCTGATTGGTCAGATATCAGCTATTGGCCAGAATTGCCTAAAGCTCAGAAAATGATGGCTAGGGAAGTTAAAAAGGCAGGTGAGCCGACTGAAAAGCCTGGCATAATAGGCGTATTCTGTCGGCAGTATTCAATCAGTGCAGCAATCGCAGAATTTATCCCTGAGGTCTATACGCCAACTGATCATGATGATCGCTTTACTTATGCGGAAGGTTCTACTAGTGGCGGTCTAGTCATTTATGATGATAAGTTTGCATATAGCCATCACTCGACTGACCCTGCAGGTGATCAACTGGTTAACGCCTGGGACATGGTCCGACTGCATAAGTTCGTTGAATTGGATGATGATGCTAAGGCGGGTACCCCAGTTAGCCGGCTGCCTAGTATGAAGGCAATGAAAGAATTTGCTGGGAAACTGACTAAGATTAAGACTGAACTGCAAGATATTGCCTTGGGGGAGGCCGTTGATGAATTCTCAGATGAACTGGAAGAAGTTACGACTGAAGAAATTCCAAAAGACTATTTTGAAATTGATGGTAATGGAAATGTCAAGGTCAATCACTTTCTCTTGGCCAAGTACATCGCAAAAGTAATCCCACTATGGTTTTTCGATAGCGATAGTGAAGAATTGTTCAGGTATTACGACAAGACACGGGGAATTTGGAGGGGTGCTGCAAAGACATTTCTTAAGAGTTATATCACAAAACTTTTGCTTGGTCTCACGTCCACTAAAAACAGGAATGAAACTTTAGCAGATTTGCAGGACTTGTCATTTAAGACACATACATTTCCTGAGGCTCCACCTGAAAAGATAGTTCTGGCCAACGGTGTATTTGATTTAAAAACCTCAAATTTTACTGAGGGGTTTGATCCAGAGTTACATGCGATTAGTAGCCACCCGATTAATTATGATCCTGATGCAGATTGTCCAGTATTTGATGGATACCTTGAAACAGTTGTTGGTAAAGAAAATATGGCCACCATTTATGAGTGGATGGGGTATCTGTTTTACGGCCAATATAAGCTACAAAATGTTCTGTTTCTATATGGTGGCGGTGGTACTGGTAAATCTACTTTGATTTCTTTAATGCAGGCTATTGTCGGTAGACAGTCAACAAGCGCAGTTAGTCTTGAAGCACTCGTAAAAAATGATTTTGCGGTTGCTGGTTTAGTTGGTAAAACAGCTAACTTTGATGCAGACGCAAAACCTGAATATCTAGCAGATGCAGGATTATTTAAAAAGCTATCTGGTGAAGATGAAACATTTGCCAACCCAAAAGGTAAGCCAGGTTATGGTTTTAAGAATAAAGCTAAATTGACGTTTTCAATGAATAAGCTACCAAGAATGACTGATACATCGGGTGGTATGGCCAGACGTGTAATTATCATTAAAATGGATAAGGTTGTGACTAGTGCAGTTAAGAAGCAATATCCATTGAAAGTGATGAAGCAGGAATTGCCGGGGATATTCAATAAAGTTACTAAGTACTTTAATGGGGCGCTTTCAAGGGGTTACTTTAGTGTAAGTGAGAGCGCACAAAAAGAACGTGATAACTGGTTAGAATTGAATGATCCGATTGGTGAATTTATCCGAGAAGCTACAGAAATTGGAGATGATTATGCTGTAAAATCTGCGGAATTATACAGAGCTTATGCAGAATGGGCCAAATTATACGGTATGAACCCCTCAAATGCAAGAAATTTCAATGACCGATTAAAAGAGATGGGCTATGAGAAAAAACAAGTTAAAACCCTTAAAACAGTTGGTTTTAGAGGGGTTAAATTGAAAGGTGATTTCTTAGGTGAATTTTAAGCCCAAACCATAAACCTTTCATGCCAAACCGTAAACCAAGGTTTAAGGAGGTTTACGGTTTGGTTTATGGTTTGAAATGACTATAACTACTTTAAGAGAAAGGATTTTCAGGCATTTGGTTTATGGTTTAAGGTAAATTGTTAATAGAACTATAAAAATAAGATATTTAAGGTATTTAAGAGTAAAAAGTACGTTTTTCATTCTTAAATTCTTATATTGCACAGCGACCGACTTTTTAGTGTAAACCGTAAACCTTTATAATTTGAATAATTATACAGAAAGAGCGAATATATGATCAGTGAAAACGATGTCGAAAAAAGACTAATCAACAAAATTAAAAACTTGGGCGGAGCCACCTTTAAATTCACAAGCCCATCTACAAAAGGCGTACCTGACCGGATTGTAATTTATGATGGGATGGTGGCTTTTGTAGAAGTGAAGCGTCCGGGTGAAAAGCCTAGAGCCTTACAGAGATACTGGCTGAAAGAATTAGAACACCAGAATGTCAAGGCTGCAGTTGTTAGCACATTTGAAGAGGTGGACAGCTTTGTAGCTGAAATAATTGGAGGGGTTGATTGAAAGCAGTACTACATGACTACCAAGATTATTGTGTTAATTTTGTCCTATCTCACGAATCGAGCGCTTTACTGTTAGATATGGGATTGGGAAAAACTTTGATTTCTCTAACGGCTATCAAAGAGTTGAACGACTTTGGTCTACTTGGTAAATGTTTAATCATTGCACCCTTGACGGTTGCCAAAGATACTTGGCCAAAAGAAATAATCAAGTGGGACCATCTCAAAGGCCTGACGTCAAGTTTAATTATTGGCAAACAAAAAGACAGATTAGCAGCCCTTGAAGCTAAAGCGGATATCTATATTGTCAACAAGGAAAATTTTGTCTGGTTGACTGAAAACCATAAGTGGGATTTTGACACAGTGATCATTGATGAGCTATCAGGATTTAAGGCAACTAACACAAAGCGATTTAAGGCCATGAGGAAAATTAGACCAAAAGTGAAGCGCATGGTGGGACTAACAGGAACCCCAGCGCCTAACAGCCTTTTGGATTTATGGCCACAAATGTATACCGTGGATCGTGGTGAAAGTCTTGGATCGTCTGTTACAAAGTTTAGAGCTACTTATTTCTATCCAGCACAGTCAAGCGGTCACATTGTCTATAAATGGGCTTTACGTGATGGGGCTGATGAATTAATCTATGAAAAAATTAGTAGCAATGCCGTCAGTATGCGAGCTAAAGACCATCTCAATTTACCTGAAAGAGTTGATAATGTGATTGAAGTTGAACTCTCATCTAGTGAACGTAAACAATATCAGCAGCTTAAAAAAGACTATATCTTAGAGATTGCCAATCAAGAAATAATGGCACCTAATGCAGCTAGTCTAGGTAATAAATTGCTGCAATTGGCACAAGGGGCAATCTATGATACAGATAAAAATGTTATAGATATTCACAGTCGGAAAAAAGAGGCTTTAGATCGAATTATTGAAGAAGCAAACGGTCAGCCGATTTTAGTTTTCTATTGGTTCAAGTTTGACCGTGATAGATTATTGGGTTGGTACCCAGATGCACAAGAAATATCTACTGACAAAATCAGTTCATGGAATAATAAAGAAATACCACTAATGATTGCACACCCAGCAAGTAGTGGTCATGGCCTGAATTTACAAGCAGGAGGTCACATTATTGTTTGGTATGGCATAAACTGGAGTGCTGAATATTATGCGCAAGCCAATGCAAGACTTGACAGGCAAGGCCAAACAGAATCTGTTATTGTTCATCATCTTATTACAAAAGCTACGGAAGATGAACGAGCCCTACAAGTTGTGCAAGGAAAAATTACAGTGCAAGAGGCACTGATGGAAGCTGTTAAGGCATAGTTGAACAAAAATAAAAAGGCACCTACTCAAATAATTAAGTAGATGCTGCTATAAAGGTGGATAGTTTTCCATTATTATCTTTCCTTTAAATCATTGATTTTAAATTGAATACCGCTTCTTCAAGTGTTACACCAGAAGCGTTGATGCTGAGATCATCAGCAAGACTTGCTTTAAATGTGTTATTAACTGTATCGAGAGATACTCTGTATTCAAAATCTTCGTTTGTATATGTGAATGTCATAATGCATTCCCCTTTCTTAAATACTACGAAAGGTACTATAACGAAATAACGAAATTCTTTACTAAGAGTAACATACAAAGAATGATAAGTCAAAATTAATCTATTTTAACTGTAGAAAGGAACAAAATTGAAAGATAAAATATTCAATATCTTGACAGCAGTATTCTTTACTATAATTGTCTTGATATTACTTGCGCTGGCAATTGTGGCATTTTCACTGTTGCTGGTGTTGATTGGGAAAGTTTGGGGGATGTAGATGATTGAATACGCTATTTATAAAGGCGATACTTTCCTATTCATTGGTACTGCTGAAGAATGCGCCACTAGAATGAATGTTAAACCGGCATTTGTAAAATGGTTGACCACGCCAACTGGTAAGAAACGTTTTGAAAATCGTAAAAATAAAGACAAGGCTCTAACAGCTGTAAAATTGGAGCCAGATTTAGGAGGTAAAATTGGCTAGAAAAAAACAGGAACTAAGCCGTAAGACTCTAGCAAGACTAGAAGAAGAAATGAGGATGTATCCTAAAATTCCAAGGCTAAAAGCTGAGGCATTGGTCACAGCTGAGTTAAATCGTGATACAGATGTTAATTGGTGGATTCAAGGCAGTCGTAAGAAGTCAGAACCACCGCTTGATGAGCTCATGAAAAAAGAAGGCAATAAGGCTTATCAGTATTATGATCAGTTGGCCAAAGACATTGAGCGTACTGTGAGTGGGTTGTCCCCAGATTTGCAGAAGATTATTCATGAATGTTTCTGGGGCATAAACAGCTATTATGATTGGGGCACCATCGGTAAAATGTATTTAGAAGTAAGTGTTGGGCAATCTTATTCAGTTAGATATAAGATACTTGAAAAGTTTGCGGTACAACGTGGGATATCCTTTTAAAAAAATATTTTCACGGGGGAGAAAAAAAGAGGTAGTTTTCTCCCCATTTGTTGTGGTATATTAGTATCATGGAATTCAAAAGAAAAAGCAATTAGTGCTCAACCACTGGTTGTTTTTTGTGTATAGATAACGCTTTCTTTTTTTGTTCAATAGGTCTATAATAAGCTTAAGGAGATGATTATTATGCATAAACAGTATAAGAACATTCTAGTTGCTGTAGACGGATCTGAGCAATCTTACAATGCAGTATATGAGGCCATTGAGACTGCAAAGCGAAATGAGGCTAAGCTCACCGCCCTTACAGTTAAGGAGGTCAACAGATATTATGATGAGTTTGATATGTCTGTGGTAGATACCTCTAAGATTAATGCTTTAGCAGAAAGTATTTTAGGCCAGGTTGATAAACTAAATACTGATGGAGTTGAAATTCAAGAAAAATATATGTTCGGGGATCCTAAAAAAGCTATCCTGAAATATGCTAAAGAAAATGAGATAGATATAATATTCATTGGCGTAACAGGTAAAGGGATGATAGATAAATTTTTCATAGGTTCTACAACACAATATGTTGTTAATCATGCGACATGTAATGTTATGGTAGTGCGGTAGTATAAAGAAGGCTGTGATGAAATTCACGGCTTTTTGTGTAGATTGGAGGTGAACAACATGACAATGACTGAAAAGCAAAAGAAATTCTGTGATTACTTTATCGAAACGGGTAATGCGACTAAGGCTGCTATTTTTGCTGGATATAGTCAAAAGACAGCCAAACAGATAGGTCAGCAGAACTTGACTAAACTTGACCTTAAAGCCTATATTGATGAGCGTTTGAAGCAACTAGAAGATGAACGCATCGCAGACGCTGCTGAGGTAATGAAGTTCTTGACCTCGGTAATGCGTGGAGAGGTTACAGAACCAGTTGCAATACTTGACGGAGATGGATATCAGAAAGTAGTAGAGTTAAAACCAAGTGTACAGACTAGAAAATCAGCAGCTGTTGATATTGGTAAACGTTATGCTTTGTTCACTGACAAGACAGAGATGACTGTAACAGAAGTTCCGGTATTCGTTGATGATTTGAGTGATCCTGATGGCTAAAAAACTATCTGAGTTCATTCCCCAAGCCTTTCATTCAACTTGGCGTGCATCATTAAATTCAAGTATTCTAAACGTTGTAGAAAAAGGTGGCCGTGGTTCAGGTAAGTCATCAGATATTGCGCATATCATCACACAGCTGCTTATGCGCTATGCAGTTAATGCGGTTGGTATACGTTATGTTGATAATACACTAGAGCAGTCTATCTATGAGCAAATGAAGTGGGCCATTGAAGAGCAGGGCGTCACACACTTATTCAAATTTAATAAGTCTCCTCTGCGCATCACCTACAAACCACGCGGCAATTATATGATATTCCGAGGGGCACAAAACCCCGAGCGAATTAAGTCATTGAAGGATAGCAAGTTCCCATTTGCAATTGGATGGATTGAGGAACTGGCAGAGTTTAAAAATGAAGATGAAGTAACGACTATCACCAACTCTCTTTTACGCGGAGAATTGGCTGATGGTCTTTTCTATAAATTCTTTTACTCATATAATCCACCCAAACGCAAACAATCGTGGGTAAACAAGAAATATGAATCATCTTTTCAACCAGCTAATACTTACGTACATCACTCTACTTACTTTGATAACCCGTTTATCTCTAAAGAGTTCGTAGCAGAGGCTGAGGCCACAAAAGAAAGAAGTCAATTAAGATATGACTGGGAGTATTTAGGTAAGGCCATCGGTTCTGGTGTTGTTCCCTTCGATAATCTACAGGTTGAACCTGGATCAATCACTGATGAGATGGCTGCTAACTTTGATAATATCCGCAATGCAGTTGACTTTGGTTATGCTACTGACCCACTGGCGCACGTGCGTTGGCATTACGACAAAAAGAAAAATGGTATCTATGCGATTGATGAGTATTACGGTCAGAAGATTAGTAATAGGCAGTATGCTAAGTGGTTACATGAAAAAGGGTATGCGAGTGACACAATACTAGCTGATAGCGCAGAGCCTAAGAGCATTGCAGAGCTTAAGACTGAACACAATATACCGCATATCAAAGGAGTTAAGAAAGGTCCTGACAGCGTTGAGTATGGTGAGCAATGGCTTGATGACTTAGATTTTATCTGTATAGATCCACTACGAACGCCTAAAATTGCTTGGGAGTTCGAGAATATTGACTATCAAACAGATAAAGATGGTAATTCTAAGCCAAGGCTAGAGGATAAAGACAATCATACAATAGATGCCACACGGTACGCTTTTAGTGAAGATATGAACAAAGCGAATAAATGGCTAGTGTGAGAAAGGAGAATTAATTGGATATAAAATATTTGAAGTCTGACAACCCAAGTATTTTGTCAAGATTTATAGATGATGCTGTAAAAACTGACAGACAAAGTCCTATCAAGGAAAAAATGTCAGAGGGGCTCAAATACTATGACTATAAGCATGACATCTTGAAATTTAGGTTGTTTTATTATAACGAAGATGGGAAGCTTGTTGAAGAAACGAATCGCAGCAATATAAAAATTCCTCATGCTTTCTTCACTGAACAGGTCGATCAGAAAGTCCAGTATCTATTGTCAAATCCAGTTGAGTTTGAAACTGCTGATACTGAATTAAAAACCTACCTCGAAGAGTATATTGACGATGATTTTCAGTTAATGCTGCAGGAAATGGTGGAAGGTGCAAGTAAAAAAGCTTATGAATTTGCTTATGTCTACCGTGCAACTTCAGGAAAGTTACTTTTTAAAGTTGCTGATAGCCGCAAGGTTGTTGTTATCTACGACGATATGAACGAAGTGATTGCTATTATTCGTTACTACGACACGGATATCACCAAAGATAATAGAAAAGTAACAGTGACTAAAGCGGAACTGTGGGATACTGAGAAAACGTGGTTCTTTGTTTCTTCGTCAGATTATAATAATCGTTTCATTTTGGATGAGTCACAAGAAATAAATCCGAGATTTCATCAAGTTGTTGAAGATAGTGATGGAAATTTATTAGGAAAAGGTTTCGGATATATCCCTTTCCTGAAGTTATCAAACAACAAGAATGAAAAGACTGACCTTGAGCCTATTAAGGCGCTGATTGATGATTACGACTTGATGGCATGTGCATTATCTAACAACTTGGTTGACTTCGACCACCCGATATATGCAGTAAAAGGCTATGGTAAAGATAATTTAGACGAGCTTGTAACTAATTTAAGAACTAAAAGGACAGTTGGTGTTAGTCAGGATGGGGGCATAGATGTCAAGACTGTTGATATCCCAGTTACTGCACGTAAAACGAAGCTAGAAACAGATAAAGAGGCTATTTATAAATTTGGCATGGCTTTCGATTCCTCACAGGTTGGTGACGGTAATATCACAAATATTGTGATTAAATCTCGTTATTCACTACTTGATTTGAAGTGTAATAAAACCGAGATCCGTTTACGTGCATTTATTAAGCAGCTATTAGATATAATCATTCAAGATATTAATGAACGCTATCAAAAGTCCTTTACAAGACAGCAGATTGAAGTTGTGATTACACGTTCAACAATGATTAATCAGTCTGATAATGCTGAGGTAGAAAAATTAGAAGCCGAAACAAAAGGTCAGCTAATACAAAACCTACTGGATGTGGCCCCGTATCTAGATGATGAGTCCCTGCTCAAAAAAATCTGCGCTGTACAAGAGTTAGATTATGATGAAGTTGTGCAGCGTTTAGGCTCCCAAGATTTCAGTCCATCTAAAAAGGATGTGATTGATAGTGAATAAGTATCAATCTGAGATTGAGAAGTTACTTCAAAAATCAGAACAGGATTTATCCAAGGAACTTTTGAAAGCTTATCAATCTGTCTATAACGAAGTTAATGATCAGGTCAGACAATTAGTTGAAGATACTGAAAAGCTTAACTTTAGTCAAAAAATGCAGGCTGAACGTTTGAAACTTATTAAGCAACAACTGCAAATAAATATTGACGAGCTTCAGAGTGTTAATGATCGTAAGATTTATAACTTTTTGGATACTACCGCCCGATTAGGATATAATGAATTGTTTTACGAGTTTGAACAAACAACAGGTATTCCTATTAGCTTTAGCATGCTTGATACTAAAACGATTGAGACAATTATCCAAACACCAGTAGCTAACCATAAGTTGTCAACAAGGCTTCAAGGCAATGTTACTAAGCTTAAGCAGTCAATTAATCAAGAGCTGACACGAGGTTTTGCTAAGGGTCTAGGTTATAATAAAATGGCCCAACGCATTTCAAACGTTGGTGACGCTAAGTACAGACGTGCTATGGTGATTGCTAGAACTGAAGGTGGTAGAGTATCAGCTATCACACGTCAAAAGTCCCAAGACGATATCACAGCTAAAGGTGTTGAGGTTGAGAAACAATGGTCTGCTGCTCTTGACATGAAAACTCGTAGCGATCATGCTCAGCTCGATGGCACGACAATTCCAATCAAGGAATACTTTAAGGTTAGTGGTTACAAAGCATTGCAGCCGCACATGTTTGGTGAAGCTAGTGAAGATTGTAACTGCAGATGTCGGACAATATCAGTTATCCAAGGCTATGAACCAAAACTAAGACGTGATAATGAAACTCATGGAGTTGATGAGTATAAAAACTATAGTGAATGGTTGGGCGGTAAAGAAAATGTTGTTAATTCAAACAAAAAAGCATATACTGGAACTAAGGACATAGAGGCAATAAAAGGTTATATGTCATCTATTGATTTTAGTTCAGCTAGTCATACCGAGATCACTGCGCTTGGTTCATTAGTTAATAGCAAATTTGAAGTCAGTTCTAAATTAGGAGATAAAGCGGCACTTAAAAAGATATTCTCCAATTTCAGAGAAATAGGTGGTGTTGTTCCAAAAGACGGGTGGGCAAAAGGTTCTGCAAAAGACTCTAAATCAAGACTTGCGGAGGCTTTCTCGTTCTATCCAAAAGAATGGGCGGAATATGCGCACGTTAATGGAAAGACCATCTATTCCAAAAATGTCGATCGCGGATTTTTCAGTAGTGTTGGTGTAAAGGGGAAAACATGGCGAAGCGGTATTGTTGATAATGGCATAAGTATCATGCTTAGTAAGAACAGCAATACCGTTAGTTTCCATGAGATTGGTCACTACGTTGAACACTTCAATCCTGATGCGCTGAGGCTGTCTAAGGAATTTCTTGCTTATCGAACAAAAGGCGAGCAAGAAGAGCCGATAAAAAACATGCTATATTGGTATGGTGTCAATGAAAAAACTAAAAAAGATAATTTCATAACACCATACATTGGAAAAACCTATCCTAATGCCACAGAAATTTTGAGTGTGGGATTAGAGAGTTTATTTGAGCCAGGTAAAGGTAAAATTTTTTCTCAGACCAGTAGAAGGTCTGAAGTAGTGATGAAAAAGATATCTGATGATCCAGAATATCTTAACTTCATAATCGGTATGATATTGAAAGGATAATACATGGATAAGTTCGAACTTTTAGAAGCCGAATACGAGCAGCATTTTAAAGTCCCTTTTCCAACTAGAATTATAGGGTTTTGGGACCCGCTTCATGACAGTGTGGAATACATTGAAAGTGAAGGGTTTGAGAAAATGAAATCCGCAGTCGATAATGCTATATCTAAAAATGAACCTCTTGAAGAAATACCCAAAGATGTTTGGGGAAATGTAATTTTCTAAAGTACACAGTTATAAAGGGGAGTTGATTAATAATGCTAGCATCACCTAAAGGTTACGAGTATTGGACAGACAATGGTATTTCCGATGACGCTCCCGAGTGGGCGAAAAAAGAATATGAAGACTATCAGAATATGATAGAACAAAGTATTAAGCCAAATGAAGATAAAGAAATAGTAAATTTTTGATAGCACACAGTCATAAAGATTGAGTGCTATTTTTATAGTCAAATAAAGCATTTGTCATAAAGATGGGTGCTTTTCTTACTGTCCAGGCATTATGACATTAAACTGATACCAAATCACCGGGCGAGCGGAATATCTCGTAACTCTAACTGGTACCAACCAGAATAAAAGGAATGGAGAACGTTAACATGGAATGGATCAAAACTATTTTGGCCAAACACTTGAAAGAGGATGGCACACTTGACATCGAAGCAGCGAACAAAGAAATTGATTCAGAATTTCCCAAAAATGCTGTGCCGAAAGACGATTTCAATAGCAAATTAACTGAATTAAAGACAGCTAATGACACGATTAACAAGTTACAAGCTGATAATAAGGATGTTGAGACGCTGCAAACTGAAATCACGGATTATAAGTCAAAGGTTGCTGAACTAGAAGCTGCGCAAGACGCAACTGCTACACGTTCAATTCTTGAAAAAAGTCTCCGTGAAGCGGGCGCAAAAGACATTGACTACTTACTTTATAAAATGGGAGATGTTGAAAAAGCAGATGATGGCTCTATCAAAGATTTGGATAATAAAATCAAGGATTTACAAGCTAATTTTACAGATCAGTTTGAAGCAAAAGGAAATAACTCTGAGGGTTTTAAAACCATTGAAAATAATTTGAACGATGGGAAACAATCAGATCCAGACCTCACAGCACAAATGATATCAGCATTTACTTCTGATATCCCAACTACAGAAAAATAAGAAAGAAGGAACTTCACATGCCAGCTATTTTAAACTACGCAGAAGCCTACCAAGCAGGATTACAACAACGTTATGCAGCAAATGGGTTGCTATACACTCAAAAATTATGGAATTCACCATCAAACAGTGTCCTAAAATTCAGTGGCACTAAAACCATCAAAGTTCCTAAGCTATTAATCAAAAATGGTCGTAAGGATCGAACACGTCGCTCAATCACAGCAGTTGAAGCTAACTATGAAAACCAATGGGAAACTTACGAGCTGACCAACGAGCGATACTGGTCAACATTAGTAGATCCAATTGATGTTGACGAAACTCAACAAGTAACGTCAATTGCTAACATTACAAAAGTTTACAACGATGAAGAAAAAATCCCAGAAATGGATAAACAAATGGTATCAAGTTTGTACGCACGTAAAGTGGCACTTGCTACTGACGGTTCTGGGATTGAAACAGTTACTTTGACTAAAGATAATTTCTTGCCAACGTTTGATAAACTCATGACTGAGATGGATGAAAAGGGCGTGCCTACAACTGGACGTACTATTTTCTGTACACCAACCGTTCGAACCCTCATCAAGAATTTACAACAATTCTCTCGTACTGTCCCTGTTCAAAATAATACAGGAGATATTAACCGTATCATCGCTCGTTTAGATGATGTAACTATCGAGCCAGCGATCCCATCAGATCGTATGAAAACTCTATATGACTTCACAACTGGTGCTGTTGTAGATCCTACAGCTAAACAAATTCAATTTTTCCTGATCCACATTCCATGTATGGCAGCGCCACAAAAATATAGCTTTGTTGGACTTGACGCTCCATCTGCTGCGAACAGCGGAAATTGGTTATATTACGAACAATCTTATGATGATGTTTTAGTATTTGAAACTAAACACGACGGCCTAGCATTTGTTATTGAAGCATAGAAAGGATTAAAATGAAAGTTAGAAAAGAAAATCGGATCTTGACTGTTGATGAGGCTGATAAAGCCTTCTATTTATCAGAGGGATATGATGTAGTTGAAGTGAAAAACGGTGAGTATGTTGTCTCTGAAAAGGCGACTGGTGGCCGTACTTATTCCATTGCTGAATATTCTAAGCTCGAAGCTGAAAATGCTGAATTGAAAGCTGAAAACACAAGTTTGAAAGCAGCTACTAAAAAGCTTAAGGCTGAAAATACCGGAAAAAATACCGAAAAGTCTGAAAAAGCTGAAAAATAGCTCGTCTTTCTTTAGAAAGGGGGACATCTTTTGATTATTGACTTAGATACAGCCCAGAATTTTAAAGTCGATGTTACTCAGGAAGAGCTTAATGGGCTGGAAGAAGCTATTAGAGCTTATACTAATAACAACTTTCAAGTCCGAAACGTTCGTCTTGAGGATGTGGTATTTACTTCTAGCTCGATTACTTCTCCGGATAGTACTTTAGGTTTTAAAAATGGTAACACTATTCAAGTGTCAAATGATAAGTATAATAATGGCTTGTACTTTATTGAAGCGGTTGAGGATAACGGATTGACATTTGAAACTGATTCTTTCATACCCCACAAAGCCACTGATACGCTTGTCACGCTTGTTAAATATCCAGCTGATATTTTATTTGGTGTTCAGAAACTGTTGAAATACAGTGCTAAGATGGACGATAAAATAGGGGTTAAGAGCGAGAGTATTTCTCGCATGTCAAAAACTTATTATGATGTTAATGCTACAGAAAATATTGAAGGATACCCAGCAGCTTTGATGACCTTTTTGAACAAATACAAGAAATTGAGGTGGTCATGATGGCTACTTTTTTTGTTGAACGGTATGAAGAAGTAGGACTAAATCGTTTAAAAGAGCCAATTTATCAATGGCAACGTGATAGCGATCCAGTGAATGGGTGGTTTGATATGCTAACAGGAGATGAAGCCAGCAGTACTAATAGTTTCATTGCAGAATCAAGCCATATTTTTGTTACAGAAGATGTGACATTGGATATCTCATCACAATGTCGCCTATACAATAACAAGTCCGGGCTAACTTTTGAAATAACTTATGTCGATAATCCAGTCGAATTAGACCACCACCTTGAAATTTACTGCAAGCGGGTGGTCTAATGGTCTTCAAAGATAATTCAATGGAAGGCAAAGAAAGGTTAAAAAAGGCTGCTGCTAAATGGTTACTACAAGCGTGCATATTAGTCGAGGGTCAAGCGGTGCTTCTAGCGCCAGTCGCGACATCTAGGCTAAAGCAATCTATAGACTATATCGTCGATGATGATGAGCTTGTTGGGTATGTTGGTACTAATGTTGATTATGCTATCTATGTAGAGTTTGGGACGGGGGAGTTTGCTGAGAATGGCAATGGTCGAAAAGGCGGATGGATGTATAAAGACCCGAGCGGTGAATGGTTTTTTACATGGGGAATTGAGCCACAGCCATACTTACGGCCAGCTTTTAGACAAACAAAAGGGCAAATAGAGGCGTTAGCAAAGTCAATATTTGGGGAGGTTTGATGATTGATTTAATTTCAGAGTTGACAACAGCTTTCAGGACAGTTGTACCAGAAAGTTTTTACTTAAAAAACAACAAAGAAAAAGTTATCTATCCCTATCTAACTTTTTCCTATACTGGCGAACCTTTGGCCAAAAATATTAAAGGCTTTTATCTAGATGTGGATATTTTCGACGATAAAGGGAAAGATAACGAAAGAATTGAACAAGCAATGTCGCAGCTAGTTGATTTTGTGGATAATGATGATAATCGTATCATGACAGATGAGTTATTTATCCGTTTTGATTACATTAAGCCTAATCCAATACCGACGAACTCAGACACTTTGCAACGCAGATACGCACAAATTTATGTGCGTGCAGATTGGAGGAACAAATAAATGGTAACTACTAGTGAAACACTACCTAAAAGTGGCTATACAGCGGATACACCTAAGCGTTATCTACTAAATGCCGGTGCGTTAGTGCGTAACCTTACATGGGATAGCTCTGTACTTAAATGGAGTTATGACGAGTTTGGGGCAACGAGTGGTGGTTCTAAACTGACACTCAAAAATAACTTGCGACAAGTGGAAGTTGACGGGGTATTCACGACACCCGTTGGTGGAGATATGATTGAGTCGAGTGAGGGGACCTTTGAAATCAATGTGATTGAACATACTCGTGACAATATCAAAATGTCTCTATTTGCAAATAGCAAAGATTCTTCAGGAACCGATTTTCCTGATGGGTATGATGTTATTACGCCTAAGCAAAAAATTGATGCCACTGATTATATCCAAAATCTTGCATATATTGGAACAATTAGTGGTTCTGATAAACCAATTATTATCATCATGGCTAATGCAATTTGTACATCTGGTCTTGAAATTGAGGTCAAGGATAAATCTGAAGCAGTTGTTACACTGACTTTTGATGCACGTACACCCGCAGGAGACGTCTCAACAACGTCACTGCCAGTTACAATCCTTTTCCCTAAAGAGCCAGAGGGTGAAGCATAATCAAAGAAGCATAGTCCATGGCTGTGCTTCTTTTTTGTAGAAAGTGGTAAAAATTATGAAGTATAAAGTGATTTATCCGTTTATTGAAAACGGTAAAAAATATTGGTCGGGCGATACATACGCAAACGACGACAAAAAACGCATTAAGGATCTTGCGAGTACAGATAACAAAATCGGTAAAGTTTTGATTGAAAAAATCGACGACACGCCAAAAGAAAAAGCTGAAGTCGAAACGACTAAAAAAGTAGATGGCGCACCAGAAACATCTGAAACCAAATCGGAAGGAAAAACTAAATGACTAACAAATTAACTGATGAACAAATAAAAGCAGCAGAGCTGAAAAAGGCTGAAAAAAACACAAAAATCAAAGAACGTCTTTTGGGTTATAAAATGCGTGAACTGCAGGCAGATGATATTTTTAAAATTATCGAGATTGTTAATATCTTGAATGTTGCTGATCTCGTAACAGAATTCTTGAAGCAGCAAGATGCAGCTAAAATCAAATCTCAAAAAATGCAAGGTTTGTCCGTTATTGCAAGTCAATCAGACGATAATAAAAAAGAATCGTTGACTGACCAAATCAAGACAATTCAACAAGATATTTCGTCACAAAGTTTCGAGTATGTCAGTAAGGCTGCTAAATTCGTTTTGGTTCACTCATCGGAAATCAAAACAGAGCTTAATGGATTATTGGCTGACTTGACTGGTAAAACAACAGAGGAAATTGGTAAGACAAATATCGTCACTTATTCTTTACTTGTAAAGGATTTTTTCGTCAAGCCGGAATTACGAGAAGTGTTCGAGTTGCTCTCTTAATTCAAAATCATGGTGGCATGCATAAGCTGAGAGACACGCTATTTAAAAGATATAGCGATGTCTCTTTTTTGTTATCTACAATTAAATGGCGAGATGTGCCTGACTTCCTAATCACGATGTTTGAAGAACAATCTAACGATGAATTATGGCGTATTTACTTGTCAAATCCGCTTAGAGAAGATACTTTTAATGACTTTAAGCAAAAGATTTTAGAAAGTAACAGACCTAAAGAGCAAGTCGAGCAGGAGGCACAGGCAGCGGCTAGACATGCGCTTGATATGTTGGATAGTGTGGGAGGTGATTCATTTGGCATTTAATATATTCGAATTATCGGGCAAAATTAGTGCTGATAATAAGCCGGCAAATGATGCTATTGACGAGACAACTGGCAAGGCCAAGGAATCTGGATCAATATTCAGCACTCTAGGGAATGGTTTAAAAGTTGTCGGTGCAGGTATGGTAGCCGTAGCTGGTGTTGCTGGAGCTGCCGCTGTTGGATTAAGCAAAAAAGTTATCGGGGCATACGCAGAGTATGAACAGCTTGTCGGCGGTGTAGATACGCTGTTCAAAGAAGCCTCTAGTAAAGTTCAAGGTTTCGCTGATAATGCCTATAAAACTGCAGGCATGTCAGCAAATGAGTATATGGAGACTGTGACAGGTTTCTCAGCTAGTTTAATTCAGTCTCTAGGTGGAGATACTCAAAAAGCGGCAGACGTTGGTAATCAGGCGGTTACTGATATGTCAGATAACGCTAACAAGATGGGGACGGATATTACAAATATTCAAAATGCCTATCAAGGATTTGCAAAACAAAATTACACCATGCTGGACAACTTAAAACTTGGTTACGGTGGGACTAAAGAAGAAATGCAAAGGCTTCTAGTTGACGCTGAGAAGATATCAGGCGTCAAATACGATATTTCTAGTTTTGCCGATGTAACCGAAGCTATCCATGTCATGCAAACACAGATGGGGATCACTGGGACAACTGCAGCAGAGGCAGCGGACACAATCAGCGGATCAATCGACAGTACCAAGTCAGCATTAACCAACTTATGGGCAGGATTGGGCAATCCTAAAGCTGATGTCCAGAAACTTGTAAATGACGTGACAAATTCATTGGGTAATGTCGTCAAGAACATCACTCCAGTCCTCAACAACATTGTGACAGCTTTGCCAACACTGATAAACGGCGTAGTTTCAGCTATTGGAGGCATGTTGCCTAACTTGCTTCAGGCTGTAACTTCGTTATTTACTCAGGTACTTCAAACGATATTGACGCTTTTGCCAAGTTTAATTCCTGTATTCGTCAATGCACTAATGACAATTGTTCAAGCAATCATCTCAAACCTTCCGCTTCTAATTAGCGCAGCGGTTCAATTGGTGACAACACTGGTCCAAGGTATCGCTACAGCTTTGCCAACACTGATTCCTGCAGCAGTTCAGGCGGTCGTAACAATAGTCCAAGGGTTGATTGATAATTTGCCACTACTACTAGACGCAGGGTTGCAATTGCTAACAGGTTTACTTGATGGTCTGATTATTGCTATTCCGATATTGATTGCAGCACTGCCCCAAATTATCACAAGCCTAGTTACTTTCTTTGTAACTTCTATACCGATAATTATTAATGCAGGCATTCAACTTTTGACAGCGTTAGTCACAGCATTGCCACAAATTATTGCGGCAATCGTGGCTGTGTTACCCCAAATTATTAATGGGATCATAACTGCTCTGATTGCAGCGTTGCCACAATTGATTAATGCTGGTATTCAATTGTTTTTGGCATTAATCACAGCGCTACCGCAGATTATTTCTGCGATCGCAGGTGCTATGCCACAGATTATCAATGGAATAACTAGCGCTTTAATTGGTAATATTGACCAGATTATCAATGCTGGCGTGGCACTTTTGGTAGCGCTAGTTAAAAATTTACCGCAAATTATGACGTCTATTGGTGCTGCTATTCCACAGATTATTTCTTCCATAGTCACAGCTTTGGGTAATGGTGTAGGCGAAATGGCAAGAGCGGGTCTCAAGCTGATCACTGGTGTTAAAGATTCATTTACTAATATTGATTGGGCAAGTGTTGGATCGAACATCATTAGTGGTGTTGCAGGAGGAATAACAGGAGCTGCAACGGAATTGTTAGATGCGGCAGGTAATGCGGCAGGTAATGCACTCGATTGGATGAAGAAAAAACTAGGAATTCATTCACCCTCTCGTGTATTTAGAGATGAAGTTGGTAAGTTCATACCTGCGGGTATTGCAGTAGGGATTGAACAAGAGGCCTATACTATGCAAGATGCTCTTGATACTGCAGCAAATGGTTTAACATTTGACACTGTGAATCTTGGTGCTAATATTATTGATCCAGCACAAGTTTCAATGCAAGGATCTACTCAGCAAATGAATTTTGGTTCTAATAGTGGCACTAATGATGAGTCATTATCTTTGTTACGACTTATGATTGCAAAAATTGAAGAAATTCTTAATACTAAGTTCAACATTTATCTTGATAAAACGTTGATATCTAAAGAAATTGAAAAATCATTAGTTAGAGGGGTGTAAATTGATTAGAAAAATTTCGATATTAAATGAAAAAGGGGATTTACTTGATTTTTCAGATAGGGATAAGTTCCTACTTTACGACGTCTCGGGTCTCGGAGTAGAGTTTGATAATAAAGTTGATATCTTTAACGCATCTGTTTTGATGAACTCTCAAAACCTAAAACTCGGCCAGTTAAAAGCAAAATTGCTTGTTGGCCAAAATAGTGTTAATGGCTATGAGATATTCTCTGAGATGTTTCGATTTTTGAATTCTCCGCCTTACACTGTGATTTATGAAACAGATACTGGGGTGTTTTATAGGGACTGCGTTTTAAATAAACTAACTAAGTCCGATATGAAAAAAGGTCGTGTCTTTATAGAAGACATTATCTTTGATTTTCTCACACCTTTCTATAAAGAAATATCCGAAACTTACAAGCCAAACTCAGACACTGAAGGTGATGGCAAAATCTACGCAGGCACTAACAAGCCTAGAAATCTGATTGCCAATCCAAACTTCTTAAACAATATGCAGGATTGGTCGAATACGAGCGATCCAGAAGGTACTTATCAACTGCAGGCGCCAGCGACAGATAAGCCAAATTCTA